CTAAATACGTATCCTGTTCCAATTCGTTCCCATGAAGGAATATTCCATACCCATCCGTGTCCAATTGCTGTGCAGTTAGTATATGGCTCCATTTCCTTTTCTTTATCTGTATAAGGAATACGAGTAGCCCATGCGCTATTGTTTGGAAGCATATGAGAGAAATCATCCCACGGCTCTTGTAATGCTCCTTCAAGAAGCATAGACTTAAATCCCGTGCAATCAATAAATAAATCCGCTGTAAGTTTTTCTCCAGTAGCAAGTGTTACCGACTCAATACCTTCTTCATTTGTAGCAACATCTGTTACGGTATCTGAAATAATTTTTACTCCACGAGGAATACAATAATTATTTTTTAGCCACTGCCCAAACTTTGTGGCATCAAAGTGGTAGGCTACATCCTTTTTAAAATCAAAATTATTTAATTTTCCAGACTTATTCCAAGATATTTTATTTTGTTCTGCTAATGTAAGGGCGGGAAAAAATGTACGAGCATAATCTGCTACATCTAGATCTGGAAATTTAGCCTTCTTTACATACCAGTCATTAAGACCATTTACTGTTCCTTTTGTATATACTTGGCCAAATGGATAATGGAATCCACCTGCATCTTTTTTATAAAAATCTGTAAACTTGATAGACATCTTGTATACAGCATCTGTAGCAGGCATAAAATCTTTTTCGTCAATGCCAATCCAGTTTGCCCAACCAGTAATTCCACCTAGCGTAGATTCACCGACTCCAATAATCGGATAGTCGGGGGACTCAATAACGATAATTTCTTTATTTGGAAATGCTCTAATCATAGACGCTGCGGACATCCATCCAGCAGATCCACCACCAACAATTACAATTTTATTTAAATTTATCAAAATAGTTCCCCCTATAAGGCTATTTAATTGTACCATGAAGTAGGCTAGCGCTAGTCACGCTCAAAGATAGTTAGTGGTATACTGTATTTGTGGGCAAAAAAACCTTTTATAAGAAAAAAGATACTTCTATAGAAAAGATTATATTTTAAAATGTCAATATATGTTTCAATTTCTTGTCTAGGAGAAGACAAAGAATTAATTAAAACAGTTCAAGATTGTAAAGAAATGGCAAAAGATCCAGATAGTGTTTATTTTGGAATTGCTGTTATAGAAAATTTAGAATTTTATAAAAAAATAAAAAAAGATTTATCAAATATTAAAAATATTTCTTTTTTATATAAAGAAGAAAAAAATAATCTAGGTGTTGCCAAAGGGAGAAACTTTGCAGCAAGCATGTATAACAATGAAGAATATTTTTTACAAATTGACCCTCATTCACGTTTTAATAAAAACTGGGATATCACATTAATTGACACTTTCAATCAAGCAGTTGAAACTGTAAACAATAAAAAAACAGTTTTAACTGGATATTTGGGAAAGTATTTATATAATAAAGATGACGGTCAAATTTATGTAGATGACAATCTTTCTTATACTCGTTGGATTCCAAACGAGTTTGTGATTGGTGATGTCATACCAAAATTTAATCATGCCCCTTTGCATTCAATATCTGATGAATTAAATATTTTTTTACAAAACAATAAGTTTGCCCCAGCATCTTTAATTTCTGGTCACTTCATATTTGGCAATTCCTATTTTGGAAAAGACATACATTTGCCAGAAAATTTACTTTTTTGGGAAGAAGAAATTCTTCAAACAATAGAACTAATAAGTGATGGGTTTTCAATATTACATTTTGGTAGTATTTCTCCAATATATCATTTATATACATTCAATATATTCTCTCAAGAAGAATATGGCAGAGACGATTTGCAAAATTATTTACCAAATGACGAAGAAAATTATCAATTAATGAAAAATAATTTTTTGTCATATTTAAAAAATAATGATTTAAAAGTTAAAAAATTTGAAAAGTATGCAAATATAGACATACTTACAGGTGCAAAAAGTTCAAGCACGTTTCCCGATACATACTCAAATATTGGTTTTTTACCCCTAAAACAATAAGATATACTTAACAAATTAGTCTCAAATAATGATATAATTTACTTTATGTCACCTCAAAATTGGGCAGCGTTTATATTAACTCTTCTTACCATTACAACCATTGTTTCTGGTGGAATTCGTTGGCTCGTAAAACATTATTTAAATGAACTTAAGCCGAATTCTGGATCAAGTTTAAAAGATTCCGTCAATCGCCTAGAGGAAAAAACTGACAAATTGTTTGATCTATTTGTTGAACATCTAAAAGATCATTCTAAAAAGTAATTCTCTATATATAATATATAAGATATTTTAAAAACTTTACTTGCTAGTTTTCTTTTCTTTATATATTTTAAGTATACACGTTTATACCCTGGTTTTTTACAGTTTATCAATAATTGATTATAACAATCTTATAACGATTATTTTAAATGTCCAATTTATAACGTTTTGTTATAATATACATATCTCTAATAATACAATGATATAATTTTTACGCTGGCACCTAGATTCTACCCCCACCCCACTGCGTCTAGGTGTCCAGTTTTATTTATTTAATGGTATAATCAATTATTATGTGTGCTCCTACAATAGAAAAATATGGTGCTTCTCCAGCAAATATTCAATGGACCGTAGTCCGTGGAGATAGTGCAACATTAAAAATAGAATTTTTTGAAGATGATGAGGCTACATATTGGGATACAGACGGATGGACTTTTTTATCAACCTCTTATGACCCAACAGGAGATGTTCTTGACGAACTTGCAGTAACTGAAGAAACAGGGTACGTAACAATATCTGTTTCAGCAGAAACTACATTAAATTGGGGAAATCAATATAGATCAGTTGTATCAGAGTTACCATTTGATCTACAAGTTACAATTCCTGGCGGTAGTGGAGAACAAGATACGGTTTGGACTCCAGTAGTTGGAACAATTTGTGTACTTGGTAATGTTACCCCTGGAGGCAGTTTATAATGCCAGTTGTAAAAGTTTCTACTCCTAATATAAATATTCCTCCAATTATAAAAATTGGCAAAAAGGTTTTTAAAACAAAAATAAAATAAGGAGGTCTTATGGCTACAAATATGGATTTTCCTAGTAAGAAAAAAAAATACAACGAAACTGTAGAGCAGACAAGGTCTGTTGAATATATTGCTGTTCCTGGAATTCAAGGCGAAAAGGGCGAAACGGGTCCACAAGGTAAAGAGGGACCACAAGGACAAAAAGGTGATAGGGGTGAAAAAGGTCCACAGGGACCTCAAGGGCCAAAGGGAGAAAAAGGTGATCCAGGAAAAGGTGCAGAGGGATACGATAGCCCATCTGGACAGTATCCTGGATGGGCATACTATGCTGGAAATAATACAGGTGTATATAGGGTTGGTCCAGAAAGAGGAGAGGATGGATGGGTTTCTTTTTTCTTAGATATAGATAATAGCAAAACCATTGAAGCCTATCTTCCAAACAAATCAGTTTCTTTAATAAATCAGGTGGCAAAAAATATTAATTTAAAAACACTCAAGGTAGGGGCAAAAGTAGAAATTAGATATGACTTTTCTTTAGAAACATACTCAAACAATACAGAGGTTTGGATAAGAACTCTTTTAAGAGATGAAGAAGTTTCTCCAATGGGGTATGTTGGATTACTTAAATATCAATACCCCTATGACATTTCATACTGTCAAACCATTTTTATCAATAGCGATAGAATTAAAAACTATGGAGGGCAACCTCAAATTAGAACAGACAATGAAGGGTCTTTTGTTTTAAAAGGCATATATATAGCAGTATCATGATGGTATAATGTTCTAGGAGGAATAATGGCATTTCCAGGTTCTTATAATTTTAATTACTACCGTGGCGACACCGCTGAATTTGTGGTACGCCCAAAAACAGCAAATGGTGATGCCTTTGACTTAACAGGTTTTAATGCAGACTTTTTTATTGCAACAGCAAGAGGTGAAGGTCAAACACAGTATGAAGGCCAAGCAGTAGTTGACGGCTCAGCAGACACAATTACCTGCACAATTCTTCCTGGTTTAGGTAGAAATTTAACTGCTGGAACTTATGTTTATGATGTTCAAATAGATGCAAGCGCTTCTGAAGTTTATACCGTTCTGACTGGAAGCATTACAGTGACAGATGATATCTCTGGAGCAGATGAGTCATAATGGTAGATGTATTACTTAATACTGAAGATGTTGTTGTTTTAGGACCACCAGACTCAGTTGATGTTTTAGTAGATATTGGTCCACAAGGAACTCGTGGTAGCAAAATCATTGTTGGCTCTGGAGAACCAAACGCACAAACATCTAGTGGGGTGTTACTTGGTACAACTTTAATATTAAATGACATATATATACAAACCGATCCTGGAGCAGATTATGGATATATGTACCAGTATGTTTCCCAGCCTGGAGGAAATACCTGGGTAGAAGTTTTAAGTATAAGTCCAGCAATTTATTCTGTAATACAGACACTTTCCTTTTCTTCTGGATCTGCATCTACAACTATTCCAATATCAAACATAGTAACCGTAACTGGATCACCACTTACTGCTTCAAACTTTAATGTTCAGTTTCAAATTGAAGGGGCAAATCCAATTGCAGCATCAATGGAAATCCCCGCTTTGGCAGGGGCTGGAACAAACCTAGTAATAAATTTTGACGCAGTTCAATATAGTGGGGGTAGTTGGTCTGCATTAACTGGAAGCAAAAAAGTACACTTATTTATATCTATAGTTTGATATAAAAATGGTATAATCTTTAAAGAGGTGACCCAATGGCTGTAGAAAATATAGGAAACTTAGTACCAACTAAAATTCCAGCATTAATTGATGATGCTAACATTCAAGATGCTTTAAGAGCATATCATTATGGATCTTATGATTTTGATCCTGCAGAAAATGATCCAGCAGAACTTTTAGTACCATCAATGGCACATACAATAAATGATTTACAAGAACAAATAGATGATCAGGTTGCCTTAGAACTAGCAGCAAGAAATATATCTTCAGCACAAAACTCTGCACCAGTAGCAGCAAACTTTTCAGCATTTTCTGCCACAATACCCAATGGTTATATTTGGGTAGATAAAGATGCATCTGCTCCAGTTGGATATTTATCAGCAACATCAGTTTATACAGCAACACAGCCAACAACTGGATTGGCTAATGGTGTAATTTGGATTAAAAAGGGATCATCTCCTATAGAAATGTATGTTTATAATGGAGATACTAGCAGTTTTGATCAGGTGATTTAATGCCAACATCATTTAATTACGACGGTAAACCAGGATATATTTATAATGCAGCAGATGATACTTGGTATGAACTGTCTGGAAAGACAGATACATCTGGAACTTTTGAATGGGCTGGACCACACACACATCTATCATCAGTTACCGTTATAGATCATCTTGTTGGAAAAAAGGGTATAAACAATTACCTTAATCCATCAGCAAGAGATGCGTCAATTACCTCTCCAGTTGCAGGATCAGTGTGTTTAATAAGACAAGATGGTAGTGGAAACACTATTCATCAACTTCAATTTTATAACGGATCTTCTTGGGTTCCTTTTATTCCTACACAATCAGGAAATGCTGGAAAAGTATTGCAAACAGATGGTATAATAACATCATGGCAAGACGCAAGCGGACTGCCAGACATATTCTTACTAATGGGAGGATAAAAAAATGCCAGCAACCTATAAGGTTTTAGCACAAGCGGCACCGTCAGCAACGACAGAGACAACTCTTTATACAGTTCCGTCTTTAACATCTGCGGTAGTCTCAACAATTTCTATTGCTAATCAAGCAGGATCTTCAGGAACATACCGTATTGCGGTACGTCCAGCAGCAGATGCTTCAACAGCACAAAAACACTGGATTGTTTATGGAGCAACTGTAGCAGCATCAGATTCAATTATGCTAACTCTAGGACTAACCCTTGCAGCAGGAGACGTAGTTCGTGTATACGCCTCTTCAGCAAACATGTCTTTTTCAGCATTTGGTTCAGAGATTTCTTAAAAAACAAAAAAGGATTGAGGTAGAAAAATGGCTGTAAGAAAAGCAAGCGACTCCAACTTAACTGGCAAGAAATACAACGATGGTTCTGCTGGAGCAAGTAAGGTTCCAGATGTCGTAGATCCAGTAACGCCTGGTACACCTACACTTACTTATTCAACTGCATCTGTACCATTTACTGCATCAGATAAAGGAGGAGCAGCATCAACATATACAGCAACATCTTCTCCAGGCGGTTTAACAGGAACTGCAGCGTCCTCTCCAATTTCAGTAAGTGGTCTTGCAGATGATACTACCTACACATTTACAATTACAGGAACCAATACAACAGCAACAGGACCTTCTAGCACTTCTAGCGCAAATCTTGTAGTTCCAAACTATCCATTAAGTGAAACAGATAATTTTAATAGAACAACAAGTGGAAACTTGGGAACAGCATCTGGCAACGGAAGCACTTGGGAAAATCTTCGTGGTACCTGGACAGCAAATGGAACAGTAGCAACCTCAGCATCTACAGCAGGTGATAATAATATTGCAAGAGTATATACTAAAGGAACTACAATTACCAACCTACAGGCAGATACATTAGGATACGGTGGAGTCGGAGTTGCCTTTTGGGTAACAGATGCTAACTCTTGGTATGCTGCAACGGTTTTCCATTCAACTACTTCTGGTAGCAACACAACCTGTTCTGGAAGTTGTACTCGTGGTGGCTCATACTGTCCAACTTGCTGTGGTGGTCAACACACCTATCAGCAATATCACGGAACACAGCATTGCTGCGATGGATATAACCTTGGCTATTCAAATAACAATGGTTCTTGCGATAGCCACTATGGATTTTATTGCCAAGTTTCAAGCCGTGGAAACTGTGGCTGTAGCGGAAGTTGGGGATTTTATTATGCATGTACCGCTAACGTAACCACAAACTTTACAAACTATATTTCAAACTTTAAATTACTTAAAAATGGTTCTGCCCTTGTAAATACACAGTACAATACGAACACATCAGCATACTCATCTGCTGGATCAATCTGTATTACAACATCTGGAGATGCCATTAGTTATTTGGTATATGAAAGTGCTAACAAGGCTGGAACACTTAGACATTCAGGAACATATACGGACTCTGGTGCTACAAAATCAAGACATATGGGTATATTTAAGGGGGACGGCGGTACCAATCAAGGGTCAGAAGTTGACAACTTTAGCGTAACGGTAACCGCATAATGAATGGGGGAAAAAAATGGAAAATAGAGCAGCAAGACCGTGGGATTTATTTAATAAAAACATTGGTCGTGTGGAAACAGTTATTGCAGAAGAACGTATGTCTATATGCAACGGATGTGATAAACTTATTAAGGCTACCAAAACTTGTAAAGAGTGCGGTTGCTTCATGACGCTTAAAACAAAATTGCCTAATGCTGAATGCCCACTGGGCAAATGGAATAAGGTTATAGTAGATATCACTAAGGAGATATAATGTCAGAAGAAAATAATGAACAGCAAGTAGTGCTTCCTCCTGTAAAGGTTGCATTTATAATTGATGGCTTTGTTGCCGATGTGATGCATACAGATGAGCGCTTAGGCGCAATCTTTACAAGTAATCCATTAATTAAAGATGTAACCGCTGAAGAGGGTGGCCAGATGGCTTGGCTTAATGATAGTTACGATCCTGAAACAGATACTTTTAGCAGAGATGGCGTTGCACCAACAAGCCAGGGTGGTGACGATCTGCCACCAATCAAAATTGCTTTTATTTTAGATAATACGGTTGTTGATGTATTGCACACAGATGAAAGACTAGCAGCACTACTTTTAAATAACCCAATCATTAAAAATGTAACTGGAGAAGATGGAAATCCAACTACACAATTTGGAGATATCTATAATAGCGAAACAGATTCTTTTGATCCACCTGCTGAAGAATTTAAACGCCCTCCAGCAGAGCCAATGTATGAAGGTTGGGTACTAGATGAAGAACTTGGACACTTGGTTCCACCAGTTGCATATCCTCAAGACGGAAAAGTATATGCTTGGGATTTTGGTGTAAATAACTGGGTTGAAGATACGACTGCTATACCATCAGAACGAATCTTTGAAGGTTGGATATTGGACGAAGAGCGTGGACAGATGGTTCCTCCAGTTCCATATCCACAGGATGGAAAAAGATATGTTTGGGACAATCCAACTCTAAACTGGGTTGAAGGATAAATTAAAAAATAAATAAAAAAAAATACCCCCAAGGCATATAGCCAAGGGGGATTTTTTATTTAATTGTTATTTTATTTACATGGATACTTGTTGTACCACTCTTTATACCGTTCTCCATTTATAGAACTCCAAGAAGACCAGTCTTTTCCACCCTTGGTCATATGTAGAGCAATTTGTGCGTTTACTACTGGATTTAATAATTCAGCGTTTGAATTTAACTCATATTTTTCTCTACGATCTGGTCCAAGTTCTCCAAGCATATTAATTTGAAATACGCCATAAGAACTATCTCCAGTTTTTACATTGCCGTTGAAGGCAAGAGGGCGACCATTGGATTCTGCCTTTGCAATAGCACAAGCAGACCTTAAAGCCTTTCCTTCAAACCCAACATGACGCAACATATCAACTAACTGCTCATCGGTCAAATTATGAGCATTTTCATATTTTTGTAATTTTTTGTCTTTAGAAACCAAAAAAGCCACCTGTTGGGTGGCAGACTTCACGGACTCTTTAATTATTAAATTGTTTTCATTTGTTGCATTTGCAGAAGCCGAAAAAACGGTACTGCAAATAACCAACGTTAATACCCCTAGCCAAACATTTGACTCTCTCATTGTGTAAAACCTCCTAGAGAACAAATGCTACCTATTGGTAGCATATATTAATTATACCATTGTTTGGCCTTTTGAGTCAAATATACATAAAAATAAATAAATAGTTATAATATTGTTATTAGTTGATGGTATAATGATAAGATTATGGCTACATTTAGAAATCAAGGTTCAGATTCTTATTCAGTTGGTTTGACACCACCAAATGTATTGTGGACAGTTGTTCGTGGTGATACCGCTTCATTTCGTGTTTATGTTACAGATGATAACAAAGATCCATTAGTGATTGAAGACTGGACTATTGCAATGGAAATTAAACGTCCAAATACAAAGCCTGGTGATTTTACAGATGATGCAGAACTTATTGTTGAACTTGAGCCAGTACCAACAGAAATAGACGACGCTGGAGAATTTACAGTTTCTCTTACAGCAAATGAATCTGTTTTGTTAGAAACTGGAGATATTTTTGATATTGAATTAAGTGATGAGAGTCGTGTTTGGACGGTAGCCAGAGGCACCATGAAAGTA